GTCTTTGGTCTCTGAGTTATTATCGCCAGCGAACTTCTCTGGGAATCTTTTCTTGATTTCAGTATCTATAGCGTTCCAGTATTGATCAGAGCCAGTTGTGACTCCATCACGTTCTAGTCGTCTATGAATACCCATAGCAAGGAAACTCATATCGTCATCAACACCATACCAGCTGTTTTTGTCCAACCAAGACTGGGTTTTTGAATCCAATCGTTGCGGTTGTTGTGACTGTTCTGGTATTTTTACCTCATTTTCAGCTGTTTGTAAAGAACTTTCATCATATTGCGGTCTATAAGACTCAACTTGATGGATTTTAAACTTAGCTTCTGTGAGTTTTTCTTGTGCATCTACAACTTTATCAGAGTCACCAGAATCATATGCTTCTTTATAAGCGATTCTAGCAAGTTCTAATTGTCGTTCTGCACCTTCTTTAGCATTAGAAACATATACTTTTTCACCTTCTGTTAGACGGCCTCTAAGTTTTTTAGTTTCTTCTACTAATGACTGTGCTACACGAATTGCTTCTTGTTGCTCACGTACTGCTTGTTCTTTTTCTCTACGCTCATCATTAATGAGTTTTTTCATCTGAAGTAAACGTTGTTTAGCTTCTTTTGAATACTGTTCAAGGTCATCATTTTCAATGTCTTGTACAATTTCTTCTGGTAGTGGTTGAGCATTCTTTTGATCTTCTTCAGGACGATCATCCACTATTTCAATTTCAATCTTACCTTCTGTTTCTACTTCTGGTGTTTCTATTTCATCTGGAAATTTAAATTCTTCATTAGCCATGTTAGTTCTCCTTAAATGCGACTAATGCCACGAGGATCTTCTACAATCCCCTCAACACTATCATCGTTAATTACTCGGAATTCCCTGTTGTGAATCTTCAAGCGTGTGCCTGAATTAGGGCGGGCTAATATGAAGTCACCAACTTTGCACCAAGGACCTGAAGGAAATCTTTTTTCATCCTTGTAACAATCTGGACCCATCTTAACTACAAAAAATACTGTAGATAAAACTTCTTCATTTCTCATAGTTTGATCGGACTTAATTAATCCACTTTCAAACTCTTTTTCTGCTTCTGGAATCGCACATAAGATACGATATCCTGATACTTCTGGTAACTGCTTTGCTTTTTCCTCATCCGTTTGGGGTAGAGTTGTTGCTTGGTTTACATCATCGGGATTTGAGCCGATTAGTATTTCACTCATCTGAGTTCTCCATTTGTTTATTTAGGTCTTGAATGTATCTTCGTGTAGAAAGTAGACCTGATATCTTCCCACATATATTTTGGTAATCAGAATAGTCTTTGGCTACTCCAGTACCTAAATGTTCTTCTAAAGTTCTTACTTGTATATCTATTTCTCTTAATATTACTTCGTACTCATTCATTTAGTTTCCTTATTTGAAGGTTGTTGTTTTTGTTTTTCTTGCATAGCCATTTGAGCTTTAGATCTTCCAATATCTGAACCTAATCTAAAGCCTTCCATTTTTTCTTTAGATGCAATGTTAGCTTTTTCAGCCTGAGCCTTAGCAGTTACTTGCATACCAGCAATTTCTTTTTGCGCTGATATACGAGCTTTCTCTAATTCAAGTTGATCTGCTTTTGCTGCTGCATCAATTTGCATTTTCTTCATCTTAATATCTACTTCTTGAGCTTTTAACTGAAGTTCTTTCATCTGCATTTGAATCACTGGGTCTTGAGATGCTTGTTGAGCATTTTTAGCTGCAATCTCTGTTTGATTTTGATTGAGCAATTGTTGTGCTGCTGGAACGGCCATACGAGCAATTTGCATTTCTTGTTCTGGTGATAACTTAGTTGACTCATCATCAGCGTCAAGGTCATTGTATGGAATGTTAATGCCCATAGTCATTTCCATTTGACGTTTATACTCCATACCTACGTGCTCTGTAATGTGTGCTTGTAGTGCTTGAGCAATAAGTGGGGCTTGTGGGTTCTGGCCAATCGTTTCTCTTATCTTTGGATCATTAAGCATAGCCAAGTGGATCTGGATATGTGCTTGATGGTCTTGATACATGAATGCTTTCATAGGTTTGTTCTTTAAAGCGTTCATATTTTCAGTGATTGGATCTAACGGCTTCTCATCCTCAGGTAAAGGTACCAATTTTTCAGCATTTCTAATGCCTAATACCTCTAACATCTGACGATGTAGGTATGGTAGGTTGTAAAGTTGAGGCGCTGTCTGTGATAATTGTAAAACTGCTTGGTATTGCACCACTTTTTGACTCATTGTTGCCGCATTTGGGTCAGAAACAGGGATAATATTGACCATTTCGTAGTCTTTTCTACGAGCTTTACGATCACCTGTTACTGGTTCATATGAATAATCAGCTGGAGCATAGCTTGCAATGATCTTTTTGAGCAATTTGAACTCATTTTTCATTGAAAAGTGCATACGAGCTTGAATAGCTGACATCACTTTGAGTGTTCTCTCTAAAATAGCAAGCGTTGTGCCTACTGGAGAGTTAGCGCTCATGTCTGAAACCTTTAAATCACCAGCTGCAGCAAATCTTCTACCTTCTTCAATGATCTGATTAAGTAATTGGATAAGCGTTTGACTTGGTTCTTTGTAAGGCAACGGCATAATGTTGTCTTTCATCGTGCCAGAAGGTACATCTACATCTCTAAATTCGCCTGGAGCAATGGGTGTATCATCACCCTTAACTCTAAGGCCACGAGTCTTAAATCCACCTGGAAGGTTAGCTAATGATCCTGCATCTACTAACTGACGTAATATAGATGTACCAGATTTAGCAAATCCTCCGATCAAGTGAATCAAACCAAAAGCATAAAAACCAAAACCTGGAATGTATGCATAATGTACAAAGTGTTGACGTTTTTGGAAAGTCTCATCATCAGGTTCCCAGTTACGTCTAACAGCAAGTACTGTCATACTGCCATATTCAATGGTTACAACATATGGAAGTTTTAATCCTGTCTTGTTACCTTTGTCATCTTCATGTTCAAATCCTGGAAGATCTAAGTCTACTTGCATTTCAATAAGTTTATATCTTGAATCAGTTGTTGCACGGAAGCCTAACTTCTCTGCAATCTTTTTCTCAACTTCATCTAATGTATTTTGTGGCGCACCAAGATCAGTGTCTAAATAAAATCCATCTAACTGAAGTCTTAATAATTCATTTTCTGTTTTACGCATGACGTGAGATACACGTTCTGCAGTTTCAAGATTAGAAGCGCCATAAGGAACTACTAAATCTTCTGAAGGTACATAGATAGATACTTGACGATCAAGACCTGGATCTACATAAACCTTTTTAAATCCGTTACCCGATAATGCGGTGCCCCATAACATACGTTCATGTTCAGAACGATATTCAGTCATGTGTTCTGTAAGTTCATAGTTCATGTCATCTACGACACGCACCATAGCATCTTTTTTATCTTGTGTTTCTTTACCAATGATCTCGCCCTTAACAGGACCCGCTGCTGGGAAAGTATCCATGATTGTTTCTGATTGGAATTTAGTAACAGCTTCAGCTAGGATAGGATGATAAACGCCACATGCGCCTTCCCATGGCTCTGATCTTTCTTCAATCTTAAGACCAAGAAGTTCTAAACCATCTACATAAGTTTGTATCCAGTCTTTTCTTGCTGCAATATCAGAATCAAAGTCACCAATAAGATCGCCTGCTAAAAGCGCTAATTCACCAGAGGTTAGTTCTTCTGCTAAGTTCTTATTAAACTCTTCTTCGTCTTGAGCTTTTTCAATATCAATTTCTACGCCATCCATATTAATATGTACAGACTCTGGATCCTCAATCTCAATCTCTACAGGTGGGGCTTCTTGAATTCCTGCAAGACCTTGAGGTAGTTCGTATAGTGCTTTGTCAATTGCCATAATTTTTCCTTAGTAATATGATGCTTTGCGTCTAAATTCTCTTGGTTCATCTGGTTCATCTGATGGAAGATTAACAAATCCTCCCTTTCTAAACCGAATAAGAGCTTGGGTTGAAGAGTCCACTAAGTCATCGTGGTCTGAATTTGGAAAGGCTGCCATCTCTTCTATGACTTCTTCTGCCCAACGTTTATTTGGTGCCCACACCTTGCCAGATGCGAATAAATCTGTTACAGAGTTTAATCTACTTATTTTATCGTTTCCACGGGTCGGTGTAAACTCTTGAACGGGTATTCCCATCCTTCTTAACTCAAATATTAATGGGGCTCCAGAAGCTTTTGCTTCTACAATAAAGGCATCAGGTTGCCATTCTTGGTAGTATTCAAGTGCTCTTGCCTTGAGTTCTGGAAATTCCATGCGCTCTTTAAGAGCATCAAGAAGAATAATATGAGGATCATTTTCATTTTCATCTTTATAAAACACTCCCCAAGTTGTACATGCAGAATAATCGGCACGTTCAGATTTAGTAAATGCGGTGTCCCATGACTGAATAATAAATTGACATTGTGGCGGTATTTCTTTTTCCCACACTTGCCACCATTCACGCTTAACTAAAGCGCCTTCTTCAGAGGTTGGATTTTGTTGGTACTGAGCTGCCCATTTACTTAAAGGCAATTCAATACGAAGTTTACTTAATTCCTCATAAGACCAGAACTCTGGCCATAAAGGTTTTTCAGAAGGGAGGATCGCTGGGAGTTCAATGATTTCCCATTCATCTCCATCACGATCAGTCATTGCTTTTAAGATTTTACCAGTCAAGTCACGCTTTGACCAGCGAGTCATAACAACTACAATAGAGCCTCCAGGTTGAAGACGTTGACGTGGACCAGACGTATACCACTCATAAACCTTATCAAAGACGGATGGATCTCCAGCGGCTAACGCTGCTTCTTGCTCCGAGTGAGGGTCGTCAATGATGAGCAAATCTGCTCCTTTACCAGTGACAGTACCACCAACACCGATAGCAAAATACTCACCATTAGCATTAGTACTCCAGCGGCCAGCAGCTTTAGAGTCAGAACGAAGGGCAACATTTGGAAATATTTTTGCATAGACCTCAGAGTCTACCAGATTTCTGACCTTTCGTCCAAACCCAACTGCAAGTTCAGCTGTATTAGAGCATTGAATGATCTTCTTGTCAGGGAATCTTCCTAAGAACCAGGCAGGCAACATAAAGGATGCAAACTCTGACTTAGTATGACGTGGAGGCATATTGATTATAAGTCTCTTAGTCTTGCCTTCAGCAATCTCTTGAAACTTCTTTGCCATTAAAACGTGATGTCTACCATTAATAAATCCAGGCCACATGGTATAAACAAACTTTAAAAAATCTACCTGTCCTTCTTCACGAAGCAAAGCGTTGTCATATTCACGTACCTGCTCCAGAACCATAGCTTGTTCTTCTGAGGAAAGCATGTTCATGAGTTCTACGACTTTATCACTCAAGATCTCGTACCCTTAACCCTACTGGTCGTATAGACCTTGCCCTGCCTTTAATTCCTTTACAAACGCCTATCTCAATAAGGATACTCATCTTACGGGATACATTGCCCCGACCTTTTTCGCCAGTAAGTCGCATGATATCGTCAATAGTCGGTCCAAAGCCGTAGTTACGCCAGAACTCATCTACAATGAGAAAGATTTCTTTCTGTGCTGGGGTCATACTTTAAAATCGTCTTCAGTCAAAACAGGTCTATCTTTTTTAGCGTCTTCTAACATAAGTTCTAAGACTTCTATAATCTCTTCACGGCTACCACCTACGACTTGATCTGCGTCACTAAACGCCATAGGGGTTCCGTCTTCTTCATAAAAGACTTCATTTAATGCGTAATAGCATT